CGGTGGCCCCCCGCATGGACGCGACCTATCCCTCCGTAAGAGGTCGCCATGATGTCGCTCGATACGTTTCTCGATACCGTCTATGTCCCGCTCAAACTCCGCGGCCGGTCGCCCGAATCGGTCCGCCTGCTCCGTCACGCGATCCGCCAGTTCAGCCTCCACCTCGAGCGGCCCGCCACGCTCGACGACTTCGACGACCTGGTCGTGAGCCGGTTCCTGGCGGCGAGGGCCGCGAAGCTGTCGCCGAACTCCGTCGCCCGCGAGCGGTCCGGCCTGCTGGCCCTGTGGAACCTCGCCCAGGCCCGCGCCCTGGTCCGCCTGCGGCCGCTCGTGGCCCCCGAACTGATCCCGGAGAAGACCCCCCGGGCGTTCACGGCCGACGAGCTGGCCCGCCTGTGGGCCTCCTGTGGCGTGGTGCGGGGCTGGGTCGGTCCGATCCCGGCCCCGGTCTGGTTCCAGGCACTGCTCGGCGTCCTGTTCTATTCCGGCGAGCGGATCACGGCCGTCCTCCGGGTCGAGCGGTCGGGCTGGTCGCGGCCCTGGCTGGCCGTGCCGGCGACGGCCAGGAAGGGGAGCCGGAAGCCGGCGGCCTACCAGCTGCCAGACCACGTCGCCGACCTCGTCGACCAGGTGTCCCGGCACGATCAGCCGGCGCTGTTCTTCTGGCCGGCGAGCGACACCGCCCTCCGCGAGCGGTGGAAGGTGATCACCCGTCGGGCCGGGCTCGGGGAGGGGCCGGAGGTCCAGTTCCACGCGCTCAGACGCAGTTTCGCCAGCCACCTGACCGCCGCCGGCGGATCGGCTCGGGAAGCCCTCCAGCATTCCAGCGAAAAGGTCACCCGCCGCTATCTCGACCCGCGGATCACCCAGGCCGGCCAGCCGGCCCCGTGGCAGCTGCTGCCGCGGATCTGGCCGGGCGACCTCGAGCCGCCGCCGGGGGCGGCCGGCGCGGCCTGATCACCCCCGGTGCTCCACCTGATGCTGGCGGAGCAGCTCGCGGGGGACGGCCTTGGCGACGGCCTCCGCGGCCCTGATCACATGCTCCGCGGTCACGCCCCGGGGCGGGCGGCAGCAGAGCCGGGCCCCGTCGATCGAGGCCGTCCGGTGGACCCGGACCGGCGCGGGGTCGTACTCGAGCGGGGCCCGGATCGGGTGGCCTTCGCGGTCGACGTCCGTCACCCGGCCCTCGTCGTGATAGTTCATCACCTCGACCGCGGTCCCGGTGCCGATCCCACGGAGCGTCGCCAGCGCCGGAGCGTGGGCCGCGAGCCGCCGTTGGCCGCAGACGAAGACGTAGGCCAGTTCGATCCCCGTCTTCCGCGTGAACTCGCGGACCGATTTCCCGGTGCCGTGCAAGTCGACGAACAGCGTGCCGGGAGCGAGCCGCTTGACGTATGCCAAGAAGTCAGCGGACGGGTTCCGCAGGGTCTGCCGGCTGGCGTCGAAGATCGTCACCGGCTCGCGGTAGAGCGCGTGGTAGACCTGCGAGAGGAGGATCGAGTCTCGCGAGACGAAGGCCAGGCGGCTGGGCCGGGCCGTGAACGCGTACTCGTGGACCAGAGCGGCGGCCAGCAGCAGGAAGGGGACGTTCGCCGCGGCGGCCCCGTCCCACCACCGATGCTCGTCGGAGCCGTGGGGGTGCGGATTCATCAGCCGGGCGGCCCTGGCGGCCCCGGCCACCTCCCAGAATCTATCCCGCTCCCAGGCGGTCTCCTGGCTCGTCGGCTTGCCGGCGGCGTAACGCTCGGCCCGGAGCCCGGCGGCCCGGGGTTGCTCCCAGTCGCTTCGCTGGTTGTCTCCGACGTGGAGGTCGGCCTGGCGGGCCGCCTCCGACTTCCACCACTGGCCCGACCATTTGGCATCCCACGAGGTCACGATCTGGACCGTCTTCGGGATCCCGATCCGGTCGGCCAGCTCGCGGACCTGGAGCGTGGAGAAGTAGGTGTCCGACACGATCCGGTCCCCCGGCCGAACCCTCGTCACGTTCTCCGCGATCGGGAAGGCCCCGGCCACTTCCGCGGCCCACTCGTCGCGCTTCAGCTGCTCGACGCGGGCGGCCGTCCAGCCGGTGATCTCGCGGACCTGGTCGAAGATCCCGGTCCAGGTCTTGTCGCTCCGCCGCTCGGCCTCCTGGCGGATTGGGACGTAGGCGGCCCCGCCGACGGTCTCGAACATCCGCCACGGTTCGTGGCCGGCGGCCCGACCCATCAGCGTGTCGAAGAAATCCCAGGATGTCATCGCCAGGCCCTTTCGCGTTCCGGCCGGCCCGACACGTCGCTCACCCCGGCGGCCTGGCCGCAGAGCCACGGGGAGACCGCGTAGACGGCGATCCGCCGCCGCCGGTGCAAGAGGCCGTAGTGGTGGTCGATGTGATGCCGGGCGGTCCAGAGGGCCGGGTCGGGCCGCAGGTGGTCGCGGAGCAGCTCGAGGGCCGGCCGGCCGAACACCGCGTAGGCGTGGGTCCGGTTGACGTTCCGCCCGCGCACGAGGCCCGGCGGCCCCGGCTCCGCCCGCGTCAGGTGTTGCCCGCCCAGGTAGAGCATCTGGCAGTCGGCCGGGACCTCGAGGCCCGCGAGCCGCTCGGTGAAGTCGGGGACGAACGTGGCGTCGTCCTCGAAGATCAGGATCGACTCGATGTCGATCGCCAGCGCGTAGTCGATCACGGCCCGGTGTGACTGGTAGCAGCCCCAGGCCCCAGGCGTCGTCTTCCACCAGGCCGGCGGGCGCTCCTCCTGGCCGTCGGTCGCCGGGTACGGGCAGGCGTCGAACCGGCCGGCGAGCCGCGCGTAGAACCCCGCCAGCCGGTCGGGCCGGCGGTCCAGCGAGATCACGACGACACGGTCGAAGTGCGACACCCCTCCACCTCCGCGAGGCAGGCCGCGTACCCGGCCAGGTCCACAGGCGTGTCCGCGCTCTTGGCCGCCCCCTGATGACGGGCGAGCTTGTCCAGGATCATGATCTGGGCCCAGTCGGCGACCGTCAGCGGTTCCCGCAGCTTGTGGCCGAAGATCGCGTTGACTGCGGCGACGGTCTTGGCGAAGTGCTCGCCGGGGGGCCCGTAGGTGGCCCGGCGGGCTCGGACGGTCTCCGACGCGGTGGCCAGGAGTTGCTCGGCCGGATTCATTCCCTGCTCCTTCAGTTCCCGGATCATCGCCAGAGCGTAGGAGGCTAACGTGCCCCCGGTGCCAGTCCAGCAGTTCGCCGGCCCCATCCGGCGGGCGAGCTGCTCCGCTTTGACCAGGTCTTCGGGGCTCACGAACTCCTCACCTTCCCGTCGGCCGTGATCCGCAGGTTCTCGACGTCGAACTCCCCGTCCGCGTGGATCGTCGCGACCGCGAATCCCCAGTTCCAGGAGTTGATCCGCGCGTATTCCGGCGTCAGGTCGCACAGGCAACCCGTCGACCAGTTGAACGTCTCGCGGTGGTCGAAGTCGGCTTCCGCGTGGCCGCTCGTGCGGTGGTGGTGGCCGACCAGGCCGGTGTGCTTCATCCGCATGTACGCGCCGCGGGCGGGGTTGACGGGCGACGACATCCCCTTCGGCAGCTCGTGGCCGTGGAGGATCGGGAGCCGGCCCGCCATGATCGGCCGCTGGTCCTCGACCAGGTCGATCCCGTGCTGGTCGAGGTTCAGCCAGGCCTGGAGGCTCATGCGCTTTTCCTTCGACAGCTCCGGGGCGTGCTGCCAGATGTAATGCTGCCAGCGCTCCTCGTGATTCCCGGCCTTGTAAACGATCGGGATCCCGGGGAACGTCTCCCGGATCCAGCCGACGAAGTCGCGGACGGCCTCGAGCTCGCCGGAGAAGTCCCGCTGTTTCGGGTCTTTCGTGTAGCGGGAGATCGAGTAGAAGTCGGCGATGTCGCCGTTCAGGACCAGGGCCTCGATCCCGATCTCGACCAGGTGGCCGACGGCGGCGCGGACCGCGATCTCGGAGTGATACGGGACGTGAACGTCCGACAGGATCCCGACGCGGCCGGTCACCTCGAGGCGGTAGCGGGTCCACGGCCGGGCGATCGACGGCGGGAGGGTGTAGTTCACGCCGGCCTGGCGGGGCTCGCGAGGGGCGGAGACGAGAGAGGACTGGCGGTTCTTCTTTCCATTCAGGCCCAGCCGCCGCAGGATCCGCTTTCTTGCCTGATCGAGCGTCAGGGCCCCGTTCGACTCCGCCACCAGCATCCGCGCCAGCCCGCGGGCCGGGTGGTCTGGGTGTTCCGCGACCAGCCGACGGGCGATCTCCGTGATCTGGTCGCCGCCTGGCGTGCCTTTCGGTGGCATCCTTGCCTCCTATGGGTGGGAACGCAGTCTGCCCGCCGTCGCCGGCGAGTCAATCGGACACCGGCCCCCACTTGCCGGCCGGGCAAGACTCGCCGGCCCACGAGAGCTTGGACACGAACCGCCGCTTGCGTTTGACCGGGCACCCGCACAGGCGGCAGGCCGCCCCGTCGTAGTGCTGGCACTGCTCGCAGATCGCGAACCGCTCCGCTACCTGTGCCGGGGCCGCCAGAGGCATCCCGGCGACGACGTGCTTTGCGGCAGAGGCGGCGAAGCTTGCAGCCTTCGCAAGCAGCGTCGGCCGCTCGCGGAGCCGGGGGTAGGCGGGGTGCGTCTCGTCCACGGTGACGCGGAGCCCATCGTCCGCGACGATGCACGGCTCGCACGCAGCCGGATCGTAGCCCCGGCTGCGGCAAGTCGCCTCAAACAGGTTGCGGGTGACGACGATCATGGTGGCATGAACGAAAGCGACGGCGGCCCCTGGCTGGGGAGCGGCGGCGTCTGGGTCGTCGTCACCACGCCACCGACTCCGTCCGGGTTGGCAAAGTGTTTCGTGTTTTGGTTGACCAGCGTGATCTCGCCGGTCAGGCAGCCGTCCTCATCGCTCTCCAGGCGGTAGGAATACCGCTCGACGCCGTACGGATCCGGGACAACGCTGTAGAGCCCTCCGCAGTCGAACTCCTCGCCCTCGTCGCAGTTGGCCGCCGGGTCGCAGTTGACGTGAAAATGAAACACCGTGATGTAAACATGCCCGTCGCACGCGCAGCCCTCGACGAGAGCCCGAAAATAGGTGCAGTGCTGGCCAGTGCGAATGATCTCTCCGTCGTTTGCCGCCGCGCCGCATGCCAGCGACAGCGTTCCGGTATGGTCGCCGAATGTCACATAGATGTTTTCGCCCGGTGGCTCGCAGCCCGCCGGGGGCTGGAGGTATCCCGAGCCGCCATCGTCGACCGTGATGGCCGTGATCTGGCCGAACGTCGCGCTCGCGGGATCGTCGTCGACCACCGCTACCAGGTCAGCGCCGGCGCCGTCGCTGGGGTTCTCTTGCGAGAGCGTCAGTGTCACGGTGGCGACCAGGGCCGGCTCGCTGGCGTCGCCGCGGTAATAACTGCCGGCCTTGTTGCTGCACTCGAGCACGATCGCCTTTTCGATCGCGTCCGTCAGCGCCCCGGCATACTTGCCCTGGTCGAGCGGATCCAGGTACAGCCCGGTGATCGCGCCGCTGCCATCGACGGAGTCGACGTCGAGGAACGCATGTTGGCCGAGGACCTCAAACCCATTAGCGGCGGATGCGAACGATAAATACAGGCGATCGTACTGCGCGTATCCGCTGCCTCCGTTGCTGATGGTCGCCCCGGTCAGCGCGTACGTCTTCCGCTTCGGCACGTCATTCGGTGCCGGGCACCCGGAGTAGCCTCGGGAAACCCAGTCGCCGCTGGCCAGCTGGGTGAACGTGAGCGTGAGGCTGGCTCCGGTGCCCACGCCGTCGGTCGTGATCCCGGACGGGTTGGGCGTGGTAGACCCCACGAAGGCTTTGCCCTCCGCGGCCGCCACCTCCGTGTCTCCGGCCGCCACGCTGAAGGTCACGTCGGCATTGTCGGCATACCCAGACCCGCCGCTGGCCGAGAGAGATTCGACAGCCCAGAGCGGTCGGCCGCAGTCGTCATCATGGTTTTGGGCGAGCGTCGGAGTGACGGTCGCGCCGCTGCCGCCGGCGATCGACGCCGTCAACGTCGGCGCGACCCTTCCCAGCACCGCGTAGCCAGATCCGCCGTTCGTCACGGTGACTGAGGCGATCGGGCCGCTGGCCCCCTCGTAGTCGCAGACGCCGTAGGCTTCCGGGGCGGCCACCGTCGCCGCCGCGCCGCTGCCGTAGCAGGCGGTGATCTCGAGGGTGACGTAACCAGCAGGCTCGGCAAACGCTGGCAGGCACCCCTTGGGCACGTTGCGGTACAAATCGCCGCCGTCTGGGAACGCGGGGGCATCGCACTCCGTCGAGCATATCTGGCTGAAAGCGTCGTCCGTCCCCGGGCTGCAGGGCTCCTCTTCGTCCTGGCAACAATCCGAGCAGATGCCAAACAGGAAGCCCATCAGCTGCCCTCCGGGCATTCGGCTGCGGTCACATACCAGTGGCCGCGGGGCCCCCGATTCAGCCAGACCCAGCTATCGGCTTCGATGTCGGCGAACTTGTTGCAACAGCCCTCGATTTCCCGAAGGGGCGACGATTGTTCCTCGAATGGCGGATCTCCCAGGTCATAGATCACGATCGTCGCCAGTGTGCCCTTGTCCCACGCTGCGGTGGTTTTTCCGAGCAGCGCCTGGGGATCCTCGTCCGCGACCGACCGGAACTTCACCGGCGGCTGATCGCGGTTGCCGCGCTCGTGGGCCAGCGTGGCGGCGATCACCCGCCGGGCCGCCCCCTCGCTGAACTTCACTCCCTTGGCCATCACGAGCTCCCGGCCGGCAGGATCGAGGGCGTGCCGAAGATCACCTCGAAGTCCGCCTCCTCGTAGATGTCGAACCCTTCACCGCCGTTGGCGACGAGTGGCTTCGTGCCGGCCGCGAGGGCCGTGCCGTCGACCGCCAGGCCGACCGGCTGCTTGACCGGCTTGCCGTCGTCGGTGGTGATCGTCCGCTTTTCCCCCGAGCCGACCAGCTCCATGAACCCGACGTCCCAGGGCATCAGTTTCCAGGAGCCCGGGTCATAGCGAAACTCCCATTGAGCCTCGATGTAGAGCAGCGTGCCGCCGTCTTCGCTGCCATTGAGCCGCGACGTTGTGACCCGCTTCGCCCCCTTGAAGTAGCACTTCCAATATCCGGCACCGCGGCCGTTCCAGGTGCCGTCATTGATCCGGCCGTCGGCCCCGTCGATGTCCGACTCCAGGGCGGTGTCGTCTTCGTAGCACCGCGTGAGCGTCCACGATTCTTCGTCGCGCTCCTTTTCCAGCCCTTCGAGCGGGTCGCCGGCTGCGTTGACGATCGACTCCCCATCGCGGTCGGTGAAGGCCGGAACGCTGGTGACACCGCCCGACCGCTCCCAGACGTCGTCCGGGATCCCGTTCTCCGTCACTTCCTTCCCCGGCGTCGGGATGTAGTACTGGACCGTGAGCACCCACCGCATCCCGTCTCGCCCGACGGGGGACAGCTCGAACTCCTGCGCTTTCAAGGCGGGCAGGTCGAAGTGGGCCGTGCCGTAGGTGACGCCGATCGTCGTCGACACCCCGACGAGGATGTCGGCCTTGCTCGTCAAGGGGCTGTCCGTCCGGATCTGCCACCGCTCGACGGCCCGCATGGATTCGCCGTACTTGCCGGAGAGGCTGGTCCCTTCGACGATTCGTTCGTAGCTCACCCAGGCCATGGCTTAGAACTCCATCGCGAGGTCGTCTTCGCCGCCGGACGTGTTGGCGGCGATCTGCTCGAGCACCGACAGCTGTTGCTCTTGGACGCTGTCCCCGCCCCGCATCAGGCGGAACATCTCCGCGACCCCTTCGCTCGACCGGCTGTCGATGCCGCGGACGGCCTGGGGCTCGACGGCGGCCGCGACGGCTGCGGCCATTTCAGTTGCCGCGCCCTTGCCCGACTCCTCAACTTGCGCCGCGGATCTTTCAGCCTGGGCGATCGCCGAATCCAGAGCCTCCGTCAGCGGTCCGGTGATCGCTTGGCCGACCGGGTTGCTCGAGGCCGTGAAGGCGCTCGCCATCTGGCTGCCAGCGGCGGCGAAGTTCGCGGCGGCGGCGTCGGCATATTCCTTCGAGGCCTGCCCCGCGGCCTTGGAAAAGAAGGAAGCAGCGTAGGTGATGGACGCCCCCACGCTGTTCCCGACCGCCTCGAAGAACTTGAACACGCCGAAGAGGAAGTTCCCGACGCGCTGGGCGAAGTCCATTACCGCGCCCCACTGCTGGCCGACCGTGGACAGGTACTCGAAGACCGTCCCGAAGTTGTTGATTATCCAGTCCCCGATACCTGCCAGGAACCGCGCCCCCTGGAGGATCCCGTCCCCGATCGCCTGGCCGATGTTCGCCCCGCCGATCGAGCCGACCAGGTTGGTGAAGGTGTCGGCCACGTTCTTCACGGCCGGGGCCAGGTAGGCAACCACTTGCTGGACGACACCCTCGACCGCCTTCGAGGCCATCGTGAAGGCGTCGTTCATCGCCTCCACGTCCTGGCCCTGGGCCGTGGTCAGGGCCAGCCCCAGCCGCTCGGCCTGCTCGGCCGCCTGCTGAATGCCCTCGGCCCCGCCGGCAAACAGTGGGAGCAGCTGGGCCCCGGCCCGGCCGAACAGTTGAACGGCCGCGGCCGACCGCTGGGCCTCCGTCGGCAGTTCGGCGATCGCGGAGGAGATCGCCTGGAACCGCTCCGCGGCCGACATGCCGCCCAGTTCCTCCAGGGACAGCCCCAGGCCCTCGAACGACTTGCGGGCCGTGGCCGACCCGTTGACCGCCTTCACGAACGCGACGTCGGCCTTCGTGGCCGCCGCCGCGATCTGGTCCATCCCGACGCCGGCCAGGTCGCCCGCGAGGGCCAGCCCCGAAAACTCGCCGTAGGTCATTCCCAGCCGGGCCGCCAGTTTGCTCTGGCTGTCGATCACCTCGGCCTGGGCCTGCCCCATCGACACGAGCGACCGGACGTAGCCTCCGGCCGCGGACATGATGCCGCCGAAGAACTGGGCCCCCTGGATCGCGACCAGCGTCCGCATGTTGCCCGCGAGCGACGAGACCTGGCCTTGCATGCGCCGCATCGACGACGCGGCCTGGTTCACGCCGGTGACGAGCCCGCTCGAGTTGGCCGTGAAGACGGCCGAGACCTTGCCGATCTGAGACACCGCTTACTCCGTTTCTTCAGGCCCGGCAGGGCCGCCAGCCGGCCGCTGATCTCTTCGTCCGTCAGGGCCACCTTCGGCCGGTACTCGTCTCCAGCCTTATAGGTGATGAGGAACCGCTCCTCATCGTGCTTGTCGAACTTGCCCACCAGACCGGAACGGATCAGGCTCGTCATCCGACCGGCCAGGAGCCACGGCTGGCCCCAGGGCTCGACCAAATAGAAGGCCATCCACCGCCGCAGCTGCCGGCGGGTGATCCGCCGCTTGAAGTCCTCCACATCCCATTCGTTCATCTCGAGGGCGAGCCGGTAGGTGAACAGCTCCCACGGGTCCGCCCTCAGTCTTTTTTTTCCTCTTCGACCTGTTCCTCCGTCGGGTCTTGCATGAGCGGGACGCAGAATCGGGCGATCTCGTCGATCACCTTCGGCTCGCTCGCGGCCAAGGCCTCGAGGGCCTCGTCGGTCTGGGGGACCGTCCGCTCGCCGTGCTCGTCGCAGAGCATCAGCTGAACGAGCCGGGCCGACAGCGGCGCGTCGCCGCCCTGGTGCTTGTTGCACCACATGCGCCACTGATCCACGTCGCCGCTCGACGGGTTGCGGACGAACACCTTCCGCCCTCCCAGCGACTTCACCTCGAGCTCGAGCGGGCCGCCCTTCAGCGCCGCGAGATCGAGCAGTTCATCGAATGACAGTGACATCAGCTGCCCTCCAGGGCTCCTGTGAGTTGGAACGTGGCGGTCCCGGTCGACCACTGGCCCGCTCGGCCGGAATGGTTGAAGGCCATCAGGATCGCCTCGCCGGAAATCAGGTTGCCCGGGCTATCAAACACGATCTCGGCCTTGAGTCCAGCGTCGGTCGGCGCGAAGGACGGCGGCCCCCAGAAGGTGAACGTGAGCGTGGGCGGCTCGATGCTCGTCACGTCGTACTCTTTGACGACCCGGGCATTCGCCCCGGTCCCGAAGACGGGGCTCTCGACGTGCGTTACCTCGTGGGTCTCGCCGGCCTTGCATTCGGTGTCGAAGCCGGTCAGGTATCCAATCGGAACGCCGTCGAACGAAACGGTCGTGCCGTGCGACGAGTAAAAGCCGGGCATCCGATCCTCCGGTCAGGAATCAGGAACCGGACTGATCTTCGCCTTCGATCACTTCCTCGAACGTCGCGGAGCCCTCGACGTAGGCGTTGGTTTTCCGGGACAGTCCGGAGGCGGTGACGCGATAGGTCCCGCTGCCGTCGGCCGTGTCCAGTTCGCCCACGGTGCCCTCCTCGATCGCCACCGTGTTGTCCACCGACCGGTAGGCGATCGTGAACTTTCGCGGGTCGCGCTTGGGGACGATCGGGGCCAGGACCATCACGGCCTCCCCGCCGTCGGCCACGTCGAGCGTGGTCATATCGAGCCGCTCGCGGCTGGGGGCGGACGACTCGTAGGAGATGTCCATGCACTTGTAGGTGTTGCCGTCGAACTCGAACGTCGTGCCGTGGCT